AAAAATGTTAGGATTTGGAGACGAGTTTACAAAAGCAACAAAAGTTGTAAGACCAACAGTTGAACAAACTGCAACAGGTGGCGTTCCTCCGTACTTCTTTGAACTTGTTAAAAAAATTAAAAAAAGTGGTAGAGCACTTGAACCTGAATTTGATCCAAGAGTCGAGAACAATATGCAATTAGGAGACTACGTTATGAGAGAAAATATGTCGACAGGAGAGATTAGTATTCAAAAAACAAAAGAGGGTATGGTAGATACAGGTTCTGATTATTTAGATGGAACTATTTCAGAGGAAACTATTACATATAAACCGGGTGAAGATGTAATAGGAACAGACGGCAAAACTTATAGAACACCTGACGAGTATGAAGAGTTTACCACAAGACCTGATATAAACGACATGGGTAAAATGAAAGATGTAGAACCTGGTTTAGATTCTATTGAAGAGATTATAGAGCTAATGCCAAACCAATTAAAAAGGTCTGAGCTTGAGGCAGCTGGCTATAATGTAGAAGCCTTCCCAGATAATATTAAACAACTATTGATAGATGACTTACAAAAGATTGACTAGAACAGTACCCCCTAAGCGAGGACCTAACCCACAAGGGTTGAATGTTCCCTTAAAACAGGTTAAGATAATAAACCCGGAGAATATAAATGGCAGAAATAGACAAATCGTTACCAAACGTAAAAACATCAATAGAGGTTGATCCTAAAGAGGAGATAGAAGTAGAACAGCAGAAAGCTGAAGAAGCAGCTGATCCTGGTGTTGAAGTTAACCCATTAGAAGATGGAAGCGTAGAAGTAAATTTTGACCCAAGTAAAGTTAATATAGAGGGTCAACCAAATCACTTTGATAACTTAGCAGAATTATTACCTGAAGAAGTTTTAGAACCTATAGGTCAAGAACTTACACAAAATTATTTAGATTACAAAGCATCAAGAAAAGATTGGGAACAATCTTATATACAAGGTTTAGATCTTTTAGGATTTAAATACGAAAACAGAACAGAGCCTTTTCAAGGGGCATCTGGTGCAACACACCCAGTGTTAGCAGAAGCAGTCACACAGTTTCAAGCTGGAGCATACAAAGAATTATTACCATCAGAGGGACCTGTTAGAACACAGATAGTTGGAAGACCAGATCAAGAAAAAGAAGCTCAAGCACAACGTGTTAAAGATTACATGAACTACGAACTTATGGAGAAGATGGAAGAGTACGAGCCAGAGTTTGATCAAATGTTATTTCATCTACCACTTGCAGGTTCTACTTTTAAAAAAGTTTACTACGATGATTTGTTAGAAAGAGCTGTATCTAAATTTGTACCAGCTGATGATTTAGTAGTTCCATACTCTGCAACATCTTTAAATGATGCAGAATCAATTATTCAAACTATGAAGATATCAGAAAACGAATTAAGAAAACAACAGGTTAGTGGTTTTTACTCTGATATAGATTTAGGACCTCCAGGTGCTGTTCAAAAAGATGATGTTGAAAAAAAAGAAAAAGAATTAGATGGTACTAAAAAAACTGGAAAACAAGAACCTATTTATACTTTATTAGAGTGCCACGTAAATTTAGATCTTGAAGGATTTGAAGACAAAGACGATGAATTAAATCCAACAGGAATAAAATTACCATATGTAGTTACAGTTGATGAAGGCTCTAGAAAAGTTTTATCTATTAGACGTAACTATCAACCGACTGATCCAAAAAGAAATAAGATCCATTATTTTGTTCACTTCAAATTTCTACCGGGTTTAGGATTTTATGGATTTGGATTAATCCACATGATTGGCGGATTAAGCAGAACGGCAACGGCTGCTCTCCGTCAATTATTGGATGCAGGAACATTATCTAATTTACCGGCAGGATTTAAACAAAGAGGTGTAAGAGTTAGAGACGAGGCCGCACCAATACAACCAGGTGAGTTCAAAGATGTTGATGCACCAGGTGGATCTTTACGTGATGCATTCTTCCCATTACCATACAAAGAACCATCAGCAACACTATTACAACTTATGGGTATAGTAGTAGGAGCTGGTCAAAGGTTCGCGGCTATTGCTGACATGCAGGTGGGTGACGGTAACCAACAAGCAGCTGTTGGAACTACAGTCGCGTTACTAGAGCGTGGATCAAGAGTTATGTCTGCGATACACAAAAGATTATACGTAGGTATGAGACAAGAATTTAAATTACTAGCAAAAGTATTTAAAACATATTTACCACCAGTTTATCCGTTTGATGTTGTTGGTGGTAGAAGAGAAGTTAAACAAATGGATTTTGATGAGAGAGTTGACATACTACCAGTCGCTGATCCAAACATATTTTCAATGGCACAAAGAATTACAATTGCACAAACTGAATTACAACTTGCAACATCTAATCCACAGATACACAATCTGTATGCTGCCTACAGAAAAATGTACGAAGCATTAGGAATTAAAAATATAGATCAAGTATTACCTCCGCCTGCACCAATGCAGCCCATGGACCCTGCACTTGAGCACATAAATGCTTTGGGTGGTAAACCTTTTCAAGCTTTTAGAGGACAAGATCACAGAGCACACGTTACAGCTCACTTAAATTTTATGTCTACTAACATTGTTCGTAACAATCCTATGGTTATGGGTGCAGTTCAAAAAAATATATTAGAGCACATTAGTTTGATGGCGCAAGAACAAGTAGAATTAGAGTTTGCAGAGCAACTACAACAGATACAAATGCTACAAATGCAGGCACAGCAAGACCCACAAGCACAACAAGCGCTTCAAAAACTGTCTCAAGACCTTGAAGCAAGAAAATCTGTGCTGATTGCAGAGCTAACTGCTGATTTTGCAAAAGAAGAAAAAGAAATTACATCACAATTTGACTCTGATCCGCTTCTAAAACTAAAATCTAGAGAAGTTGACCTACGTGCAATGGAAAATGAACGTAAAAAAATGGCAGATCAAGCCCAAATTGACCTAAACAGAGCAAAATTAATGCAAACAAAAGATAATTTTGACAAAAAATTAGAACAAAACGAAGATTTAGCTAAATTAAGAGCTGGAGTGAGCCTTGCAAAGACAGGAGTTCAACAAGCATCAGTCATGGTAGAGGATAATTAATGCCACTTAACAAAAAAGGTAAAAAAATTATGAAATCCATGAAGAAACAGTATGGTAAGAAGAGGGGTGAAAAGATATTCTATGCATCTAAGAACAAAGGTGTTATAAAAGGGGTAAAAAAAGGAGCATAAATGCAAAAACTAGATAAAATTAAGCCAGTTCAAGTCGGTGAACAACAAGTTGAGATAGATCCTAGATCTAAAACAACTGCTGACAAAGCTTATAACTTAATTGGTACAGGAAAACCTGAAATGCCAGTTGGTGGTCAAAAAAGAATGCTGGCAGAAAAAAGAAGAAACTCTAAAGCGTACTAATATGTGGTTATCGGCAATTAAATTAGCCGTTTCTGCTGGAAGTAAAATTTACGCTAACAAGCAGAGAACGAAAATGGCAATGTCTGATGCACAATTAATGCATGCAGAGCGTATGGCCAAAGGCGAAGAAGCCTACCAAGGAAAACTACTAGAAGCTCGTCAGTCAGACTGGAAAGACGAGGCAGTTTTAATAATTCTTAGTTTGCCCGTGTTGGTGCTCGCATATGCAGTTATATCTGATGACCCAACTGCTATGGATAAGGTAAAATTATTCTTCGAAATGTTTTCGCAGCTCCCTTCATGGTTTACAAACCTCTGGATACTTGTAGTTGCGAGCATATATGGTATAAAGGGTACGCAAATATTTAGAAACGGAGGAAAAAAATAATGCCAAATAAAAGATTTAACAAACAAGTCCCTGCATTTAAAGCTGGTGGTAGAGCTGGTAAAATGGGTGGCGGAATGATGATGAAGAAACCTATGATGAAAAAAGGTGGAGACGTCAAAAAAATAGAAAAAACTTTTGGAGCTAAAAAGAAAAAAGTTGTTAAGAAAAAGAAAAAATCTTTTCCTGATTTAAACAAAGATGGCAAAGTAACTTTTGCTGATGTATTAAAAGGAAGAGGAGTTAACAAAAAAGCATAATGGCTGGTAAAGGTTTATACGCAAACATACACGCTAAAAGAAAACGTGGTGGTAAAATGCGTAAGAAAGGTGCTAAAGGCGCACCAACAGCAGCTAACTTTGCGAGAGCAAAACAAACAGCGAGAAAAAGATAATGACTAAACTTTGTCCTAGAGGAAAAGCAGCAGCAAAAAGAAAATTTAAGGTATACCCTTCGGCCTACGCGAATGCATATGCTTCTAAAATTTGTGCTGGTAAAATTAAAGATCCATCTGGTGTAAAAAGAAAAGATTTTAGAGGACCTAAACCTAGTAAAGCTATGGGTGGTAGAATCTATAAAGCAGGTGGTGGAGTTGCAGAAGCAGCTGCAAAACTAAGAAGACAAGGTTTGCGTGGTGGTGGACTCTGTGTAAAAGGTATGAACAGAGACGCTGTAGGAAAAAATTCATAATGTCATGGCTAAAGCTGGACTTAAAACATGGTTTGCTCAAAAGTGGGTAGACATAGGTAGCAAAAAGAAAGATGGTTCTTTTGCAAAATGTGGAAGATCAAAACAGAAAGCAGATGCAAAACGTAAGTATCCAAAATGTGTCCCATTAGCGAAAGCTAGAAGTATGTCAGAAGGACAAAGAAGATCTGCAGTTGCTAGAAAAAGAGCGGCGGGTAATACAGGGCCAAAACCTACAAATGTAAAAACTTTTTCAAAAAGAAAAAATGCTATGGGTGGTGGTTTTATGGCAAAGAGACAAAGAATGGGAATGATGTAATGAGAAAAGATTATTCAAAAGGCACTATGCCTGCAAGAAATAAAAAGAACTTCAGGCCTACAAAGGCTGGAGCTGGTATGACACGAGCCGGTGTCAAAGCATACCGAAGATTAAATCCCGGTTCAAAACTAAAAACAGCCGTGACTGGTAAAGTGAAACCAGGATCAAAAGCTGCTAAACGTAGAAAATCATACTGCGCAAGATCACTAGGTCAGCTCAAAAGAGCTTCAGCAAAAACTCGTAACGATCCGAACTCACGTATCCGTCAGGCTAGAAGGAGATGGAAGTGTTAAAAAAACAAAAAATTAAAAAAGTAATGAAAGGTTTGCAAAAAGCATCAAAGACACATGCTGCACAAGCTAAAACACTAAAAGGAGTATTACATGGCGGATCCAAAAAAAGGAACGGGAAAAAAGCCTAAAGGTTCAGGAAGAAGATTGTATACGGATGAAAATCCAAGAGATACAGTCAAAATAAAATTTGCAACACCTGCAGATGCAAGAGCAACTGTTGCAAAAGTAAAACGTGTAAGTAAACCCTTTGCACGCAAAATACAAATACTAACAGTTATGGAACAACGGGCTAAAGTTATGGGTAAAAGCCAAGTTGCATCCAT